CTGTTGCTGAGTCAGAGCTGGCTGCGGCGGGCGTGACGGTGGAGTGATGCGACAGCGCTGACGCCATTGCCCCACGTGCTGGTGTCGCATTGCCTTAAACGGGTGACGGCGTAGGCCGTGCCTTTTGATGACTGCAGTGGCGTGTATCTAGAAGACAGTTTACACACAGAATGTACTAGATCGTTCCTTCCGCTGACCTTCGGGCAGATCACTTCCTATTCCGCCACAGCGGTGCTGTGGGGCAATATGCATTTCTGCTGGAAACAAACACGGTGGGCGCAACTGCGGTCTCTGGCGAAAGCGTTCAACATAAAGCGTCGCACGATTGAACAGGCTCCGTGGCTCATTCAAGAGATTCGGAAGCAGTTGACGTTCGTGTCCATGGAGACGGCCGCTGCCGTGCATCCCATTCTGGCGTTCAATATGCCGAAGAAATCAGTGCAGTGCGCTGAGCGTGTTGAGGCACTCGTTCGTCTTAGCCGTCAGGGTCCAACGGTTTATGTCCACGCTGGCTGGGCAATTGAGCAGTTAGAAGCGCATATGCGCACCCTCATTGCAGAAGAGATACGGGCAGCTCACGCAGCAGAGAAGGCCCGTTCGCAGCCTCCTGCATGGATGGCTGATGCGCTAACGGAGGCGCCGACGGGCCCTCACTACAAGATCACGCTCCGCACCGGTGAACAGGAGCACGATGGCTACTGCACGGGCACGGAGGAGGATGAACTGTACGTCTCGGCATGGGAGGAGAGCACTGTTAACCTGCCCATGACGGCGGCGAAACCGGCAGAGCACTTAATGCGAAGAAGTGCTGGAGTAGGGGTGGCGTCGGTCACTGCTGCTGCGGGGCACGGGAGCTGACGGAGCTCACGGGCTGGGAGCGGGTGGAGTAAGGCAAGCAGTATCAAGAGTTGGCGGTGGCGTGCGACCGCGACTTTTGGTTACTGCTAAAGGTGACGGGCTAAATCTAGTGACCTCACGGCCAGGTACGATGTCCGCCTCTACGACTACGACCAGTGCAGCCAAGATGACGACTCCCCAGAAGACTGTGGGTGTGAAGGGCTCTGATGTGTACGATGGTACCGGCGACCCGCGCCTGGACCTCAACGTGAAGCTGGTTCGCGGTGCGGACCGTGCCGATCTGGAGGCCAGCGTGCTCGCTGCAGCGGGGGTCTCAGTGGCCGATGCGGCGGTGATGACGTTCCACGCGCGCAACGTGCGCGGCGGCAAGGGGGAACGTGACTTGTTTCGGCACATGCTGCTGGGCCTGAACAAGGGAGGATACCCAGAGCTCGTGCGTCGCCTCGTGGAACTGACGCCGGCCTACGGCTGCTGGCGCGACATGTTCGCGCTCGCCGGTGACGACGCGTGCGACCGCGGGCTCAGCGACGCTGTGTACACGTACACTGTGTCCGTGCTCAAGGCAGACGCGGCTGCGCCGCTGACCACAGAGGATGGCAAGACCGTCTCCATCTCTCTGGCGGCCAAGTGGGCGCCGCGTGAGGACTCGGCCGGTGCGCTGGCGAAGACGCAGGCCCGTGTTCTAGCGCGGCTGCTCTTCCCCGAGGTAACTCCCTTCTCGGCACAGATGCGTGCGTACCGCAAGCTCCTGTCGGGCCTGAATGGACGCCTCAAGACGGTGGAGACGCTCATGTCTGCGGGGCGTTGGGATGAGATCGTGCCGCTGTCCGTGCCGGGCCGCGCGGGAAAGCTCTACACACGGGCCTTCCTCAACCTCGTCAACACCAAGCGGCGCGGGGAGACTCTGGGTCGCGACGACCGTGACCGCCTCCGTCACCCGGATGACGAGAAGCGCATGGCCTGCCGTGCAGCGTTCAAGGCCCACTATGAGAGGGCCAAGGCGGGCGCTGCGAAGGTCCATGGTGCCGACACGCTGTCCCCGCATGAGGTCGTGAAGGCTGTGTACCACGGCCTCCACGGCGGTGGCGGGATGGAGCAGTCCCAGAAGGACCATCTGTCGGCTGTCTGGCGCTCAATGGTGGAGAAGGCGCGGGCGGCTGGTGGCCTGCGGCGGTCTATCTCCATGAGCGACTTTAGCGGCTCCATGCAGTCCACCTGCCAGGGTGATACGCCCTACTGGGTCTCCATGGCACTCGGTCTGCTCGGCGCAGAGGTCGTCACAGGCGATGGCTTCCACAACCGGTTCATGACCTTTGACTCGGATCCAGTCTGGCATGAGCTGCCTGCGATCGGCGCCGACGGCCAGCCGAGTGACATCTTTGACCGCGTTGCCTCCATCTCAGAGCGCATTGGTCAGGGCACCAGCACGGACTTCCAGAAGGCCATGGACCTCGTGCTGGCTCGTCTCAAGGCGCAGCGGATTCGGCCTGGTGAGGAGCCCGAGAACCTCATCGTCCTGACCGACATGAACTGGGATCAGGCGTGCGGGTCCTCCGGCTACGGCCACTACACAGGTCACTCGTATCGTCACCACGTCAAGCACGCGCCGTGGGAGACGCATGTGGAGATGATCCGTGAGTCCTTCCGTCGGGCTGGCGAGGACATGTGGGGCGAAGGCAATGGCTGGGCGATGCCGCGCATCGTCATCTGGAATCTGGCGGCTTTCCCTGCGGGGAGTCCGACGGACTTCCACGCGAAGGCCGACACGCCCGGCGTGGCCATGCTCTCCGGCTGGTCACCCACGCAATTCCGTGTCCTCTGCGAGGCCGGACCGCGGCAGCTCACGCCGCTGGAGATCCTTCGGATAGAGCTGGACGATCCGAAGTACGACGCCGTGCGGCGCGTCGTGGCGGAGTGGGAGGCGGAGCAAGGGAAGCCGCCCGCAGCGGCTTGTGACCGACCCGAGGATGACTGTGTCGGTTGCGGCGGTGGCTGGGGTGGTTAGGAGGGTGGAGCCAATCCGTGTCACGCTGCTGGCGTAGGACACTATCCGTGTTACGCTGCTGGCGTAGGACACTATCCGTGTCACGCCAATGGAGATGGTGCGCGGAGGATGAGATCTAATGTGCGTTCAAACTGAACCAACAAAACCAAAGACAAAAGGGAAAGGGCCGCAGAGTCCTTTTGGTTTCCCGGTACCCATGAGGTCACTAGCAGCTAGTTGGCACCAAAGTTGTCACGGGTGCCAGCAGAGGTGAGTGGCGGTGTACCCCCCGGTAAAATGACAACCATTACGTAGCACGCAGCGGGGGCTGCCTCCCCGCCCCTGAGGATGCAAGGGGGAAGCCGCATAGTAATCGGTGGGGTGGACTCTAAGGGCGCGCACAGCAACTCTCTATCATTGTGACAACTCCGTGCCCTGCATCTGTGACACGCGGTAGCGTGGGTCACAGGGTGGCCTGTACAGGCCGCACACAGCAACTAACTACCATTGAATTTCCTTGTGACACCCGTTGGTTACTAGATCGCGACTAGTGATGCAATGGGTGCTCCGCCAGGAGGTGGCTTACAGCAACTACTCTGTCAATCTTATGTTACCAATGGGCTCTCACAGTAACTTTAAATCGCATTTGATTTAATCATAGGCGCAAGCCTATAGAGCCCTGCCTCACTCGCGAGAGTGAGGGTTTCCCTAGCACCGTAGCGCAGCGGAAGCGCGTCAGGCTCATAAGCGCAGCGAACGCCGCTGTTGCGACGTAACCTGAAGGCCCGTGGATCGAAACCACGCGGTGCTACACTCTCCCACCTGGTCTATCGGTTAGGATATCCGGCTTTCAGCGCGGGGCGCAAATACCCGGAAGGGCCGGGTTCAACTCCCGGTGTGGGAACTTTTGTTGCGTCTTACACCTATACGTGAAAGACGCAATCCTCAGAGAGGAGAATGCCTGGCGAACGAATCGGGCTCAAAGATGTCCCTTATGATCTACGCGCCAACGACTTCCAACGGCATATTCTGAACATTGACTCGCGGTTCCGTATGAACCCACAGGAGACTACCGCGGGTAACTTCTATTTTCTGCTGCCCACCACGATTCGCAACGTACTGCGCATTCGGCTCACATCCATTGAATTCCCGAACAACTACTACCAGTTTACCGAGAAACGCAAGAATGTCTGTTTTCGTGTGATTTACAAGGTCGGTACGGAGGCCATGGCAGTACCCATCTGTATTCCCGATGGTAACTATTCCGCATGTGAGATGGAGACAACACTCAATAGTATTTTCCAGAGTGTGGCAGAAATCAAATGGCTGTCCGTCACATTCAGCCCCGAAACGGGATTTTTTGAATTCAGCGGTACACAGCTCTTCGCGATTGACCCCACCTACGAAAGCAAGGATCGCGACTTTGATTACGGGCTAGCCTATTATCTCGGACTCACCCGTAAGTTGCAGCGGGCGATTGCGGTTCTGGTGGATGATAAGCCCGTATGGAAACTTACAAGCAACTGTCCTGCGAATTTTGCGGGTGATTCCTATCTCTTTCTGCGTCTGAATGACTACGCCTGTGTGCGTCACAGCTTTTACGGCAATTCACTGAACGTTTTTGCCAAGATTATTATCAACCAGGCCAAGAATAATATGACCTTTGATGATTACGCGGGGCAGCATATTAAGGAAGTTGTACTCACGGGGCCTGAGGATTTGCGGCGCCTGCATATTCAGATTCTGGATGCATACGGTGAGCTCGTAGATATGCCATGTACGAACTTCAGTTTCTCGCTGGAGATCTTGGAGATCATGAATGTCAATCTTTTCAATGCATTCCGTAACTCGCTGTCCATGCCGTATTTGCTGACGGACCCTGGTCGCAGTGGTGGCCCCGCACGTGTCTAAAAAGTTGACAGGCGGCCGCCGGACCTGAGGCTACTGTACGTGCCTGCTCTAGAAGACAGATCAAGCCGCCCAACATTACAATGACGACCGCATTTACTATTACTGCGCTGGAGCGCATCATGCGCCTTACAGCGGATCTGCCTGCCAAGCAAGCAGCAGCAGATGCCGCCAGGGGACGTGATCGCCTGGCCGCCGTACATGCTCTGGAGTCGCAGGAGGAGGAGATTGCAGAGCTGCGTGAGTCTCTACCGGCCGATATGGAGTCCTCCCGTAAGTGGCTCTGTGAGGCTGTCGCGCGCTACCGCGTGGAACATGATCAGCTCGTGCAGGCAATCGCCGATGCTGCGGCGGCAGTGGAGGCCGCCAAGGAGGCCAGCAAGGGCGATACCTGGAAGTGGAAGGCGCGGGCAACTGGAACGGGTGTTGCCGCAGAACCCAAGGCCGTGACGGCTGCACGGGAGGCACTCACAGCAGCAGAGAAGGCGCTTGCCGCGCGCGAACAGGCCGACAAGAAACTTCTGCAGATGGCGGCAGACACAATGCAGTGTGAAGCTGAGTTGGCGGAGATTAACGCCTGGGCTGCGCGGGGCTACACGGATCCGCGACCGGCGTGCATTGTCCGTCAGGAAGAGGAGTTCATGGCGGAGATGGAGGCGGGCTGTGTGGCGCTGCCGCTGCCCAAGAAGCGGCCGTACAATCATGGTCGTCACGGGCACACCGATTGTGGAGCTTCCCGCGGCAGAACCCGAGGTCACCGCAACAGAAGAGTGGAAGCCCTTCAACGTGGAGGAGTATCTGGCTTCTCTGGTGACGCCAGAGCCTGAGAAGAGGAGGAGTTCCGTTTCTCAGGCACGGGTCGTACTCCAGCCTGGATGACGCGCATCATTGAAGGGCGGAAGGCACGGCGTGCTCTGCTGCTGCTGCTGCTGCTACCCACTAACAAAAAACAGCAGCGCAAAAACGGACCAAAAGGAGTTGTGGAGGACAACTCTTTTTGGTTTGGCTGCGTGGCTGCGAGAGTTTTACAGCGGGATGCATGCCTCTGCACCCGTACGTTCTGTTGGTTCGCGCCACTTCAACTTCAGCGCAGCGAAGATGTCACGCTCCGACTTGATACCACTCACAGTCTTGCCACTGCTGACCTGGGTGAGAGCGTGTTCGTTGAGCGTGAATCCGCGGGTCAGCGCGTGGGCGCGCATGGCGACATTGAAGCCGTCGGAACCTGTGAAGTAGAGCACCGCAAAGGGAAACTCGGCCGGTGGTGTGACTAACAGATCCAGACGGCGGGCCTTGTGGTCGCCAGGCAAGGCGGCGACAGCCAGGCACTTGTGCTCACCCTGGGCCAGCACTTCGCGAATGTAGCCGCGGGCCTTCAAGTCGGCAACGTATGCGGCCAGAGCGGAACCCGCATCCACTGACGCATCCGCCGTGCGGATCAGCATGTCAATGTCGCCGCTGCTGGTGCAGCCACGGCGGTAACTGCCCACAATGACGCCCTCCAGCGCGGGTGGCTTGGTGGCCATGAGGAGCGCTGCGTGCTCGTCCATCTCGGAGCGTAGGATCCGGCTGTTGATGTCTTCGTAGTAACGCAGCCCCACGTGCTGGTTCTTATTGAGGAGTTTCGGGTTCTTGGCAGCTGCGGTGCGCACAGCGGCGATTGTGGTGTAGCCAGCAGCGACGAGATCCTCCGCCTTCTTGGGGCCAACACCGTAGATACCACGGAAGGCCGTGAGTGCAGTGGCTTTCGCGCGGACCTCGGGCTCAATGTCCAGGCCCCCGTACTCCAGGATGCGGAGGATCTTGGCGCGGATCTCCTTGCCGAGGCCATCGCCCTTGGCGGCCGGTGGAAGATCCTCTGCGGAGGTCACGCGGGGCAGCGCAGCGATGGTCTTGATGCCCGTGGCGTAGGCGCGAGCCTTGAAGGTGCCCGCGGCCTCCAGGGGCGCCACGGCTTCCAGTACGCGGAGCTCTGCGATAATGGTGTCCTTGTAGTCAGTCATTCTTCTTGTGTGAGTCACTGTTCGTTGCCTTTAAGAACTGTGGCTACAGCGGAGGCTGTGGTGACCACAGCGACACCTTCACTTTTTCGCGGTTGGACGGCTCCGCCTGAAACCCGGGGTCGCTGTAGAATGGCTGCACCTGCGGATATCTTTGAGATCGCCAAGAAGTGGGAGACCGTAACGAATGCGGAGCGTGATATCCTTCGCAGCATTGTACGCGGCCTGGTGAACTACTCCTTCAAACTCGCATGCTATGAGAATGATGGTGTAGTGGATATCTACGTGCAGAATGAGAAGAAGAAGCTTGTGACGGACTGGTTTGAGCTCCAGCCCAGTGGGGCGATCGGTGTTATTTTTGACGAGTATCCCAACCCCGATTCGCCGTCACTGACGGACTTGGATAACAAGTGTGCGGCGTATAATGAGTCTATTGGTATGGAGTTTGAGGATGAGGACTCGGACTCAGAGGAGGGAGAGGAGGGAGAGGAGGGAGAGGAGAGCGGGGAGGAGCAGCCAGACCAAAAAGAGAAGGAAGATAGTGCATGAGTAGAATGACTGCACTCACACAACTCACGGCGGAGTGGCCACTCCTGCTGATTGCGATTCTGTTGGTTGACGTGGTGACCATGATTGTGTCACGACACACGGGGATCTTTGGGCGCGTTCTGAATCGATGGTACGATCAGTTCGGCTTGAGTGCTGTGGTCGCAGATGTGCTCTCCATTGCAATCGGCTTTTGGCTGGCACGCTGGGTCTACAACACCTGGTTCAGTGGCCGTGGTCTCCTGTGGTTCCTCGGTATCCTTGTGGCGGTTCAGATGATCCACGATGTACTCTTCTATGTCGGTGTGATTCAGCCGATGCCCCGTGGTCTGAATTCGATGATGGATGTCTTCAAGGCCTACAGTGCCGAAAATGGTGCTGCGATCCTGTTCGGTGACGCGGGGCTCATGCTGGCCTCAGCAGCGGTCTTCCTGGGCTTGGAGGCGGCAGGGCGACCGGCGCAGATCGGTGTCGGTCTCCTCACAGCCTATGCGCTGCCGTACGCGCTGACCACGCGGAGCGTGTAAAATGTGAAACCGCTGGGTACCCGTGCTTGCATGACTGTACGATGACAACGACGACGATGTCCAACAAAGACAAAATGACAACTAAGAACAACGACGCTAAAGGAAACGTGGAATCGCGATGCCGCGGCTGTGGAAGGCCTGGACCTCGCGATTGGTTCCAAGGTGCTGCTTACCGGCGCCTCTTTCACACTGACACGGGGTGACCGTGTGGCGCTTCTGGGGCGCAATGGATGCGGTAAGTCCACACTGTTTCACTGGGTGGCGGGGCGGGCCGAGGCTGGTATTGCTTCTGTGACTCACGGTGCCCATGTCACAGAGTGGTCAGTCTACGAAGTGGCCCAGGAACTGCTGCCTACAGAGTCCACCGTGGTCTCTGTCGTGCTCGCCGCGCATCTGGAGCGGGGGCGACTGTGGGCACGGCAGGCAGAACTAGAGAGACTGGAGGAGATGACCGACGCTGAGCTAGATGAGTACACAGAGATCGGTGACCAGCTGGCTGCGATGAAGGCTGATGCGGATTCTCCACGGACTCGGCTTCTCGCGGACCCAGACGGAAGGTCCACTGTCGGCGCTGTCGGGTGGGTGGCGGGCGCGCGTGGCACTGGCGCAGGGTCTTCTTCATGCAGCCGGACTTGCTGCTGCTGGATGAGCCCACGAATCCCATCATTGAAGCCTAGATAATTGGAAAGAGCGTTGAAGATAGTGGGCATTCTGTTGGGATGAGGAGAACTACGTTTAGACAGCAGCCTTTCCGATCGGGCACGGCGGCACCGGCGGCACGGCCAGCGTCTTGAGCCAGCGCTGCGCACGGTCACGGGCGGCGGTGGCCGGTGCTGTCAAAATCGGTCCAGGAACTAACAGTTCATCTCCCTTGGATTCCACTGTATTCAAGAGTGATACCGCCCAGAGCGCGGCTTCCAGGCCGCCGTCGCGCAGCGGTGATGCATGGAGGGCGTCGCGGACTTCGCAGAGATACTTGAACTGGTTGAAGAGCCACGACTGACGGGCCAGAACCGCGGTGTACTCAAACTTCCAGGTGCGCGCCGCGGGAGCAACGAGTTTTGGCGGCTGCTGGGCCAGAAAGAGGCGATGGTTTACCGTCTGGAGCTTGCTCTGGAATGAAAGCGGGAAGAGACTCCAGTGCTGATGGAAGAACGTGTAGTAGTCCTGACGGTCACTCGTGCTGATGAAACGGAGGCAGTCACGGTAGATAGCCCAGGCTGCGCTATCCGTGCCGTAGTGTTCGCGGATCCACGATGGCAACGTTTCATGGAGATGGAGCCCCGTGAGATTGAGGTCATTGTTGTCCAGCTGCAGATCCTCCTGTAAGCCCAGATCACCGGCCAAGAGACGCATGACCAGATCATGGACTGTTACGCCGTGCGTGATTTCATTGGCTGTTTCGGCCTGCTGGCCCGCACCCGCGGACCACTGTTGGAGTTTCCGTAGATCGCCATTGTATCGCGTCCACTGCTCTTCAATCTCGGCGGGGGGTTTTTGCATCCAGGCCGCGCAGCTCTCCAGATCCGGTGTGCCGATCTTACGGCAGAGTGCCAGGCGCATCAGGGGCTGATAGCGTTTCTCGGTCCACTCGTTGCTGATGCAGATGATGGCGTTGGGGCCGCGATAGTCCTTGAGGATCCGCACGAGTTCCGTGAGTCCTCCACGGTCACCCGTGGACATGCCGTCAATCTCATCCAGAATCACGCCGAGCGCCCGCTTGCCTTCGGGACGGAAGTAGTCGCTGACGTTCTGTGAGTTGAGGAGGGGTTCAATGAGTTCGGACATGGCGGCCTTGTGACGGAACTGGCTGGCGTTGCATTCTACCGGTCGGAGGCCAGCGTCGTTGACCACGCGATGGGCCAGCGTTGTCTTGCCGACACCCGGTGGGCCATACAGGAAGATCGCGGGCGGATGACGCGGGGCGGGAGAGGCCACCCAGGCCAGAAGTGCTTCGTAGTCGGCGCGATGGAGGGCGTTACTGTATTGCTGCTCTGCTGGCATCCCTTAACTGGGTCAGAAGAGGAGTGTGTTTAGCCCGCCGTCACGCGCTGTAGTTAGTTAATCCCTTCGTCGGTGCGGTAGCGCCGACCGTCGGCATAAATTATCTTAATTTATGCCTTTGCGAGGAGGCGTAGCCTCCGAAGAGTGGGAATCAACTTCAGTTGATTCCTTCCCAGCTCAGCCCATACTGCGTCGCCCGCGCAGCCTTCTGCGCGGTGGAACCACTAGAATCAAACACGTGCTGTGAGTCACCGGGCTGCGGCGGCACCGCAGGATCCGACGGCTTCAGCAGCGGAGAGTTCAGACGACTGTAATCCACACAGGCGTTCGGGGCGATGAGTGTCAGATAATCGGGGCAGCTCCGAATATACGGAGGCCAGTGGCTACCGGGGTCACCGTACGGAAAGTACACAGGATAGATCAGCCACAGAAGCATGACACCCAGGATCAGCCACAGAATACATGTAATCGCGCGATCATTCGTGAACAGGATATAGCAGATATACAGATGGATCAAAAGACCCAGGATCCAATACAGCGCCTTCATCAGCTTCAGGGTTGTGGTGCTGAACGCCATTCTCTACTCATGGGGTGGGGTTTTCAGGCCTTTGCGTCCTCAAGAGCCAGGTCGCGCAGTATCTTCACCGCGTTACGGAGATCATCAAAGCCCCCTGTAAGCAGAGAGTAGATCTCCTCATGGCACATGTAGTGACCCACAATGGCACAGAGATCAAAGATCACTTCCTCGGCCGCAGCGAAGGGAATTAGGGGATCTCCTGACCGGCTTGTTGCCAGCTGTGGGGGAATACCGTACGTATAAAGCAACGGGCGGATCCTTTCAGCAACCAGAGCGGGCGCATACCAGTCCCGTGGTTCATCGTGACCATTTTGAGAGCGCCAACAGCGGGCAGCAGCGTCTAGACCCGTGCTATAGCGCTCGTAGATCTGATCCTCATAGGCCTTGCCGATGCGCAGCGCCTTGAGCTTCCAGAGCGGCGTGTACTGTGGATTCACAAAGTGGCCAGCGCCGTCGCGAAGCACACGGTACTTGGAGAAATCCACAAAGCAGCCAGGATCACCACCCGTGATGTCAAACAGGACCTTGGAAAGGATGGGTGTGCCGAAGGGCTCAAGAGGATAGTGCCGGCGAATATCCGTGCCCGAATAGTCCTGTACAATCATATGCGGGCCACCGGGCTGGAGGCAGCGCTGCACAAGCGCATGCAGGAACATCTTGCTATCCTCGTAGCCGGCTGCCTCGGGCCGCCAGATGAAATTGGCGCGCAGCGCTACGAATGTTACCGGTGGCTTCCGCACGTGCTCAAGGGTTAGTGGCACAGCGTCGGGTAGAGCAGCAGCAGCACCACCCGCCTGCGTGATACCAACAGGTTCCTCTTCAAGCTCTGGATCAATCAGGATACAGAGCTTGCGGCCGAGCCACTCGGCGACGAAGGGTGGGTACTCCTGGGCGGATTCCGCGGCGCCCGTCTGGAGATACCACTTTTGCGAACAGCCGATTGCCACATAGATGAGGTCACCTGCGGCTAGCGGGGTCTCGTTGCAGGCTTGCAGGAGCTGTGCGTACGTCGTCATCGTACCTGCGTGGCGGGTCGTCACGGGCAGGCGCAACTTTATGCGGCGGTCGCCTTCGGCATCTTGAAACGTCGGGCTGCTTCGCAACCTCAGTTAGCAGACGCCTTCGGCATCTTGAAACGTCGGGCTGCTTCGCAACCTCAGTTAGCAGACGCCTTCGGCATCTTGAAACGTCGGGCTGCTTCGCAACCTCAGTTAGCAGACGCCTTCGGCATCTTGAAACGTCGGGCTGCTTCGCAACCTCAGTTAGCAGACGCCTTTGGCATCTTGTACCTCCGCAGCACCGCCTCACCAAACTCACGCTCATCCACCGGCCGACTGTCACGCAGACGCACTTCAGGCACACCCGACTTCTTCGTCAGATTGATCTTTACGAGATCCGGAAATGCCTTTACCATCGCCTTCGCCGATGCCTCAATGCGGCGCATGGTCCGCGTCTCCTGCATGCCGCCGGGCTCTTTGTAGTACGCGGACTGGGGTGCCACGTCGTTGAAGCGGAGCACACCGCCATCCAGCACGTACATGATCACCGACCGCAGATAGTCCTCTTTGTCGTCAATCGTGACGGTGAGAACGCGACCCGGATTAATGATACCCCACACACTACCGATGACGTACCGTAAGTCCGTAGAAGGTGGGCCCGGCTTCATAAAGTACCCGTTCGCCACGGGGTAGACACCGAAGAGGCGGAAGCCGGTCGCACGCGCCTCGCGGAAGCCGCGTGTGATGAACTCACTGAGATCCCCCAGACGCTTTTCTTTACGGCGGGCTGACGGCGAATACTCCAGAAAGCCCCGGATATCATCATCCATGTTGAAAATCTGTGTGCCCACGGGGAAGTAGCCCGTGATGAAGTTGCGCACAGCGGCCATGCCAGGAATCGCAACGTGCATATGACCGTAGGTCGCAGGATCCAGGATCGCCTTGTACGTCACCTCCTCCTTTTTCGTGACGAACACGTGGATTCGCTGCTTGGGGATCTTGTACTCCTTGAGCAATGCCAGAGTCTTATCGCGCAGTGTTTCGGCGCGCTTGTAGCTGGGAATCGCGACAACCCAATCGTTTGCCGCCTTGGACTTACGGGTACGACGACTCATCTCTCTGTTATGGCACGTCAGTTTGGAAGGGGCCGGCAATCTCTTCATTACGAGTAGGGGAATGGATGTATCGGGTTCACAGATGATCGCCACTGCACTCGGTAACGGTATCGCCGTGGGTCTTCTCACGATGCTGGGCATCACAATTCTGTTTCTGCCAGCATCCTGGATCATGAATCGCTTCGTGTATCACACGACGCTCATGCGAGTCTTGTTAGGGGCAGCAACGGCGCATTCCATGGGTCTGGGATTTGCCGTGGTGCTGTTTGGATGTCTGATGGGCTCTTTCAAGAAAGTCCACTATTTCGGTCTCTTTCCCACGTTTCTATCGGCTGCTGCAGAACCAGTGGGATGGATGGGGCCTCTGCTCCGTCTGTGGAACGTGGTCACACATCCGTTCCGCATCAACATGGATGGCGGACAAGCCGACGTAGATGCTCTGAAGGCGACGATTGAACAGTTCCTTGTACCAACAGATGCGGCCGAGTCGCAGGATACGGACGCAGGTGTAGCAGATGTTCTACGAAGTCTCTCAGGTGAAGAGACGGGGCCCAAGATCTACAAAAAGGCTGTGTGTGAGCCCTTTTACGCCGCCGCACGGGCCGCGGGTGCGCTAAAGGATGATGATCAGTGGGTCGCCACGATGAAGGCGCTTGAGGAGACCGGTGTTGGTCAGTATCAGATGTCTTAGCCCGTTGCGGAATATAATTGGTCACTAAACAGTCGGCTCTGCCGACTATTTAGGCTTCAATATCCGCAACGGTTAGCGAGCTAGACCTTTCCGAGTGACAGGTCTGTAATCTCAAGGGTGGGTGCTGCTGCTGCGGCGGCAGCTGCTTCCTCTGCATCCTTCTTCTTGTAATCTGCCGCTAGATCTAGATAAAACTGCCGTAGAACCTTATCCTGTACCAGACTTCGCATCTTGATTGATACTTTCTTCAGTAGCGGATTGTTCTGTTCCAGAAGTTTCCGCTTATCAAACGTGTTGTGTGCGTGACAGATAACTAACATGGTATCTTCGGGATTCAGTTGGAGCACTGGTGTGTTCCAGCCGTCCATGAATGCTTTCTCCTCTGCCTTTTCGGCCTTGTCATCATAGCGGTGATTCTTTGCATAGGATCGCCAGTACGCCATTGTACCGTTCGTACAGTGATTCTGGTTATACGGGCCAATGGACCAGATCTCATTGCGATCTGAAAAGAAAAGATACAACTGGCTGCTACCTACGACCGGAATACGATGACCGGCGGAAGATCGCAATTTCTTGACGGCCTTGCGCACACGATCAGGTGGGTAATAATCATCATCGTCAAAGCAGACACAGATATCTCCCTTCGCGAGATCATTGAGGCGGTTCCGTTTGTTGCCGATGGGGAGCTTTTCGCCTGACGGTACATCGTAATATCGCACATTCGTGAGCCCCGCCGCATCAAAGAGATCCTTCACGCGATCCGCACCGTCATCCAGGATGATCCATTCCATGCGCTCCTGGGGATAGGTCTGGTTCTTGAAGCAGCGAATAATGGCTGGAATAAACTTACGTCGGTTACACGTTGGTGTCAGGACTGACACGAAGGGCATTTGGTTAGCCATTCTATCTTACCGGAAAGATGTGTCTTTACGTGGAAACGCGGGGCGGCGGCGCAGGGCTAAACGGGATGACGCAGAGGCAAAGAAACACACATGTGGCACCAGGAATACAAGGATTATCTGGAGGGCGCACATGCACACCATTTATCCGCGGAGTCGGAGCAGGCAACGCAACCGTCATGGATTCGGACTGCTCTGCGGCCCCACCAACTGACACTGCTGGCCGCTGCACGGCGACTGGAGGGCCAGGCAAATCTGACACAGCTGTCACTGGAAACTCAGACACTCCTCACACGATTCGGCTGTCTTGCAGATCGCGTCGGTGCTGGCAAGAGCCTCGTGGCGCTGTCCCTTGTGCGCGAGCCACCGGTGGCCCAGGCCCAGATTACGTGTAAAGAGGACGGTGCGGCGCGGATACTCAGACTCCGTCATCTGCCGCCCGTGAGCGATCTGCCGGCAGAGATGTCGGATCTTTCAGGCGCTGCGCTGCGCGCGGCCATCCATGACAAGAAGATCTATACACGCACGGCACTGTTTATTGTTCCGCACAATGTGGTAACCCAATGGGAAGAGTACATCGCGAAACAAACGGATCTGCAGGCCGTTGTGATCAAACGAACGAAGGACTGTGACTATGATGCCCCGCGGTTTCTGCAACGAATACTCGGAGCCGATCTCGTGTTAGTCTCGTGTACGATGCTCCGCAAGTTCGTGGGCGCGGTGTCCATGTACGGTCCACGATTTGACGCGATATGCTGGTCCCGTCTCTTTCTGGATGAGGCAGACACGATGCAATGTTCACTGCGGCTCGGTGACGTCAATGCGCGCTTTATGTGGTTTATATCGGGGTCGTGGCTGAACATGCTTTTCCCCCACGGCCTCCACGAATATATGATTAAGAATCTGCCTGAGGAGATTCGTGCTCTCCTAGGAGAAGGCTATATCGCCGGTATACGGAGTACAACAAATCTCGTGGGATCCATGATTTCGGAGTCACGAGATCCGCGATTCACTGCGTTAGTTCTGCGCAATCGCAACGAGTGGATTGATGCGTCACTGACACAGCCCGTCATCGTCCACGAGTCGGTCATGTGTCGTGCACCGGCGAATCTGGGTCTTCTACAGGATTTTATCTCACCGGCGGCGATGGAGGCACTCCATGCAGGGGACACCGCAGGAGCACTGACTACTATGGGAATTAAGGCGGTGAGCAAGGACTCCGTGGCGGCGGCGGTGACTGCATCGCTGCGGGGTGAACTCGCACAGGCAGAGAAGCTGCTTGCCTTCAAACGAGAAATGGAGTATTCTACGGCGGCTGCCAAGAAAGAGGCACTGGCCAAAGCGGAGGCCAAGGTTGCGCGGTTGGCAGGGCAGCTCCAGTCGCTGGAAGCACGCATCGCAGGAGCGGCGAATGGAGAGAACTGTCCCATCTGCTACGACACGCCGCGCACTACAACGCTGACACCGTGTTGTCGGCAGGCGTTTTGCCTGTCGTGTATCTGTGAGTGTCTCGCAAACAAGCCGGCCTGCCCTCTGTGTCGAGTGGCAATTCCTGGGCCGAAGTCACTCCACGTAATTGGTGCCGGTGATAGGACCGATGAAATCGCGGAGGTGGATCAGCTACCGACCAAGGGAGCGGCGCTGCTGAATCTGTTGGGTTCTGCAAGGGAAAATCCCGATGCGCGGTATCTCGTGTTTTCAGCACACGAAGCCTCCTTCAAGGGGCTGCGTGAACTGCTGGCGGCGCGCGATGTGCGGTGTGAAGTTCTTCAGGGTACAGCGGCGCGGGTGGACCGGTTGCGGCGTCAGTTCCGCGATGGCACTGTTCAGGTTCTGTGTATGAACGCCCGTCACGTGGGGGCGGGTCTCAATCTGGAGGCAGCGACTCACATAGTGCTCTATCATCGCATGAATCTGGAGCTGGAGCGTCAAGTTATTGGTCGTGCCGTGCGGTTTGAACGTGCCAGCGAACTCCGTGTCCTGCACCTCGTGCATGAACAGGAAACAGCGTATAATGGCGCGGCACATTCGGAAGTTATTATGCATATATAGAGTAATGGTGAAGGCGGCCGTGCTGTTACTTACACGAGAACCAACTATGGAACAGGTGTATTTTATGCAGGCGGTTCAGAAGGGCGGCTACGACTTTCGCGTAGTCATTGATGATAATATGATTGAGTATTCCTGTGATGATGTACGGTTTATCCAATATGACAATGCAGAATGTGAGGCTGCAGGATGGAAACACGTGAACCAGTTTATTCGGCCTAACAGTGCTGCAGCATGGGAGAAAGGTTTACGTTGGGCCCTTGAGTCTGGTGTAGACTATGCATGGTTCTTGGAGGATGATGTGTTTGTGCCCAATGTAGAGACATTCCGTCAGCTAGATACGAGATACAGTGATGCCGATATACTTTCTGCAGCAAATACTATAAATGCAACTGGAACAACAGATGGATGGTGTTGGTGGGCTGAAGCCAAAAAAGCGATAGAGGCACCATGGGCAAGTAGTATGGTCTGTGCTGTGCGCATGTCACGGCGGGTTCTGCAGGCGATTGATGAATACCGACAGAAACATGGCCAGCTCTGTTTCCTAGAATTTATGTTTCATACGCTGGCCTTGCACAAGGGATATACTGTACAGGTCGTGCCAGAATTGGCCGGCATTGTGTTTCAGCGCAATTGGACAGCAGCGTCTGTTCGCACGGGGCACTTGTATCATCCCGTCAAGGCATGGGATCGTCAGAAAGAGTTACGTTCCGCCCTCGGCCTCTGAGCTGGCCGACAGGAGCCGATCCAGTTCCTCCATCTCTGCCACTGTGGCCAAGATCTCCATAGTGTCAATGATGGGAATCCCCGCATAACGGTGTTCCTCTGGTGCTCTATCGGGTGCCTTATTGAAGGTAGGTGAGAGGCCTAACTCTGCAAATCGTTCCTCTGCGGTTGCGCGTATCGCGGCTTGCGTGGCCATCTTACGCACGGGGGTGTTCCGTTTCGGAAAACGGCGAGCCATATACGTACCCGACTGTAAGTTGTAGAGGATCTCAGTACCCGCTTTCAGGAATTCGCCCGCAGCCTCAATGTCACCACCGCCACTGAAATAATCCAGATTACTGTGGAGTGTACCGAGTTCTTGTTCTGTACGGGCTCGTGCAGCAACTAACATGAGCTTGCCGTTACGCAGCTTCATGATCCAGGTGTAGGCTCCATCGGGGGCTGCCGTGACCGCGTCATCCGTGAGAATATGACGGCGGAAGTAGTTGAGCGCAGCGCTGAGCGGCTTGGCTTCGGATTTAGATGCACGATAGGTGCGACGGCGACCGGCGTTACTGCGCGTGGCGCGCCGTGTCTTGATGGCGAAGTGCTTTGCGGCGTCTGCCATCTCTCTGTTGGGTAGGCTGAAAGTTGATGCGGGTACCTTACGGTTACAACACGGGGTACGATGACTGACACCACCCCTATCGTGATCTCGCTGGATGGCAACATCGGCGCCGGTAAGTCCACACTGTTGGCTGCACTTCAGGCTGCGATGCCCGATGTGGAGTTCGTGGAGGAGCCGGTTGGTGCATGGATGACTCTCAAGAATGCCGAGGGCAAGTCACTGCTGGAGCTCTTCTATGCCGACAAGCGGCGATGGGCGTACACGTTCCAGAACTGTGCGATCCTAACGCGGCTGCGGGCCATTCGTGGTGCGCTCGCGACAACCAAGAAGCGTGTGATCGTAACGGAGCGATCTGTTCTCACGGATCGCTACGTCTTTGCGGAGATGCTGCGGGCCTCGGGTGACATTGATGAGATGGAATGGCAGCTGTATCTCCAGTGGTTTGATACGTTCGCGGCGTATCTGCCACTGCGCGGGATCATCTACCTGACGACGTGTGTGGGAACATCCGCGAAGCGTATTGTTCAGCGGGGGCGCGAAGGAGAGGAGGCAATTCCGTTGGACTATCTGTCGGCTCTGGATGCCCAGCATGAGCGGTGGCTGGGCGCGACGACGCTGCCGGTGCTGCGTCTGAGCACCGAGGCAGAGGTGCCCGCATCCGCCAACGTGACGGCCGTGGCGGAGTTTGTGCAGGGGCTCTTGACTTCCACAGAGGAGCGATCCACGGAGAGAAGCATCTACAAGCTGCCATACTGAACGTACCATTGACGGAGAATGGGTGAAAAATAGGTCACACCAGTAGAATGCAAAACGCGGACCGATCGGCTTCGGGACGCATCGCCAAGATTCGTGGCGCTGCATTGCGCGCGGGTTATTCTCTTGGTGTACCTGGCGGTCAAACGATGGACCGTGCTTTTGGTGCAGAGAAACTGATGCCAGCCTGTTGGATCTGATTATATATCAACCCGGCCACTAACCTGGCTCACTCAATGACCATCGGCAGACCAGCAGTGTGAGCGGCGACGGCAATAGCGCTCATCTTCTCAATGCCGATCTCTCCCTGACCGCAGAAGGCGTGACGATCCAGGCAGGACCCGCAGGGGGTCGCGCTATCATTAAAGTGGATCAGGCGGGTCAGAGCGGGATGAGCGGTCAGAAAGCGCTGGAGATAGGCCAGCGGATCGTGACCGCACGCAAACACGTGGCACGTGTCTATACAGATACGAAGGCGCGGATCGTTGATCTCCGCCACGAAGCCCGCGAACTCTTCCCACGTGCGAAGGACCTCTGATCCTTGGCCCGCGGGCGTCTCCAGAAGGAGCGGACATGCTGGGGTGGCATGGGCCAGTGCCGCAACGGTGTTGGCGCGCATGGTGGCCATCGCGGTCGGCAGCTCCTGCTTCGTGGACTTACCGACGTGGACGACGACTCCGCGGGCGCCGAAGGCTGCGCTGTACTGGAGGTTCTTGATGAGGAGCTTGGTGTGGAAGCCATCGTTGTCCGCAGATTCAGGCGTGCAGAGGTTGATAATGTAGGGGCTGTGGACGTAGACGGCACGGCCCATCTCAGCAACGGCTGTGGCCGCGGCGGACAGCTCTTCGTCCGCGATGGCTAGGCGCGACGACTGCGGTCCGGCCAGAAAGATCTGGCTCGGTCGGCCGGCTGGCAACCCGCGTACGGTGTCCACCAGTGACTTGAGCTTGGGCATGTGGCTGCCGATGAGGTAGGACTCAATCAGGAGCGCTGCGACCAGAGCGGAGCCCGCGGAGGCATCCTTCTTGGCCGCGGCACTGTTCAGGAACTCACGGTAGGCGGCTCGGTTTCCCCAGGCGGTGGCGACAGGGTGATGCCAGACGATCTCCTGGAGAGGTAGCACGATGTAGAGGTCGGTCGCAGTCATGTCCAGAGCGGCGTAGGCGAAGGCCTGGAAGCAGAAGTCCACCCAGTTCTTCTCCAGCTGGCCGGTCATCTTGACCTCAAAGAGCTGCGTTGGTGTGCGAATGTCGGGGTGACCCTCCACGCGCTCGGAAGCGACGACCTGGTCGTAGGCAAAGTCGCCGCGGGCTGCGAAGCGAAGTTTCTTGCGGGTCTCGCGGATATGGTTTAGATACGGCTCAGTGGTGACGGACTTGGCGATCTTGGCGAGCTGTTCGGCTGTTGTTGTGGGCGACCACTTCTGCGTGAGGGCAAGGAGGAGGTCTACGGTGATGTCTACGGGTCGGGCGCGCAGCAGCTCCTCCGTAATGTAACCGGCCAGACTGTAGGATTCTCCCTTGGGGAGTTGCGCAAGGAGCGCGGCTGGATAGCGGGTTCCTTCGGGTTCCGCGGGCGGGGCGCCCGCGACACCCTTGGGCAGCAGTTTCTTGAGCGCGGCACGCTCCACGCTGTTCAGGCGACTCAGGAGAGCACGAACACGGATTCTGTCAGTCATCTTGCTTCTATCTTAGTCTTGTCTTCTGAGGTTAAGATAGTGGCAAAGGAGCGCCAGCGACGACGGTAGCCCTTCAACTTTACGTTCTTACGTCCCACCACTCTATGCTATTATACGTGAACTGGAATCCTTTGCCAGCAAAATACGACTGCAGAAATTTATTCTTTTGGAGGATATCATCATCCTTCAAAAACATGCGAATCGCACCTTGTTTGGCGCTTTCTTCAATCTGCCGATAGACACCCGCGATCTCTTTGGCATGATCTCAAACCGTTTCCGCCGTTCCACTTCATCAAGCCTGGCTTTTGCTGCGCTTATTTCTTGTGCTTCATCCGCTATTCGTTTGAAATACGTGGCATCCATCTGTTGGTTTATAGAGATGGGCGCCGGCTTTAGCTTCCCCACTGCGTGCTGCAGACGTTACACGCGTACTGGTACTTGAGATTCTTCGGATCCGTCTTGATGTAGAGGATATCGCGACTTGCGGGATCGGCCTGTGTCGGGCACGCCTGATTCGGGCACGCGATGGTCTTGAGGCGGGGCAGCGTGGGATCTAGCTTCGTGAAATCATTCAGTTGGGACGTGGTTTGCTTCTGCGAAGATGCAGCGGCAAAGTTCGTCTCCAGAATGAGCGCCTCTTCAGACGTCTTGGGCTTCATATCCTCGCGGTAGCCGCAGTGACGGCACAGCAGATCCAGACCCTTGCCATCCCCATCCTGGCACACAAGATAGAGGTAGTTTGAGCAAACAGGACAGAAACGCATCGTACTCTCCTGGTCACTGTGAAAATCAGCGGGTCATGTTTGGCGCACGGGTCCACAGCATGAATGAGCAAGATCACGATGGTCCTATAAGCTGCGTGTGACGAAGTACACGATTACGGAGAGTAAAACGATAGCCAAAAGTTGGCAGAGGCGATCCTGCCGATTTTGGATGATTACAATGATTCTGTGAGGCGGGGGAGGTTGAGGGAGCTGTGGATGCAATGGTGGCTGCCGACAGATGACACAGACTGCGGTATTTTTGTTGTGTTTGACCCATGAATTCCAACATGCAGGGTGAAGATGGGGACGACACAAGCAAAGGGTCGGTGGCTGGAAGGTACCCCGATAGCCAGTGAGACAGATCATGCAGTCCTTTGTGGACATTCTCTACCCGATTCGGTGTTTACGCGGGCCGCATGCCCGCGATCAGACCCGTGGCGTCGTGCTGGATCTCCAGGTTGCTCCAGGTGATGTAGCCCTGCGCCCAGCCGGGCTGCTCCTGGAGGTCGTCAATGATGTTGCGCTTGCCGGTCTCGCGCTTGCCGAAGTACGGATGGCTGATTACGGGACCGGTCATCTCGTGGCCGAGCGTGCACGTGATGACGCCGTTGATGATGAGGACCTCAGGGCGGAGCGCCCTGCCCGTGTTGCGGTCCTGCGGGCTCCACTCCAGGACGAAGTTGTAGATGGCGTCGGTCGCCACTCGGCGCACGGGGCCCACGGAGGCGGGGTGCTCCCAGATGCCGTTCACGAGGACAGGGTGCCAGAGCGTGAAACCTCCGCGCTGCTGCGCAGCCTCCTCCGTCGCCTCGGGCGTGCGATACGCCTGCAGATCGGCCACCACGCCCTTAGAGAAGCGGTGACCCTGGTCGTCCTCGTAGGTGTGGCCGCGGCGGAGGAAGACCACATCGGCGTAGGGCACCTCTGTCTTGACGACGCAGCGGATGACGTAGTTGGGAGCCGCCACGTCGCCTGGCTTTACCTCGTCGCAGCGCTTCTCCGTGCCGTCGGCCATCAGGACGCGGCTGGCACCCAGAAAGCACGGACCAGCCGCGGAGTTCGTGGCGGCCAGAGAGCTCGTCGCGGCCAGAAGCGCGCCCGCGGAGCCACGGTAGGCGTAGGTCGCAGATGGCTGCGGGGGAGGGAGCGCGTTGAAGATGGTGTCACCCGCATTGATGAGGTCACGCGTCGCCTGGCCGCCCAGGAGCTTCGCGCTCTCATCCTTGAAGTTCGTGGGCCACTGACGCTCGTGCTCACAGAGGATGCTAGGGATGTAGTGGCGTCCCCAGCGCTCAAAGTTCGCGGGAGTCGCAAAGGCCTTGGAGATCTGGCCCTTGTGCTTGTCCGCATCCTCCAGATCCGTGCGCAGCGCCCAGATGCGGCGGTCTGTGCGCACAGCGTCGGGGAGCGCATCCAGGCGGGAGATGAGCGCGGCAACGGCCGCGGCGGCGGCCGGCACGTCGCCAGCCTCTGCCTTGGCCAGTGAGCCGCGGAGAGTGCGCAGGAATTCCATCCGCGCGGCCGTCACGGGGCCGTCCAGCGTGGTCTCCGTCAGCTCGGCCATGCGGACGCCCTCCTGCAGGACGGTGTGCGGGCCGGCCTCCAGAGAGACCGTGAAGGACTCATCTGGAGGAGGCGACTCGTAGACGAACTCGCGCCGCTGGCCCGGCTGCAGGAAGCCGATGACCTCGCAGATGCCCATCTCGGGGATCTTGAGGCGCACGTCGCGGTACGTCGCCGTCATGAGGTTGGACATCAGGTGGATGAAGACGGTGCCGACCATGCTGCCATCAGGGATGTAACTGACGGTGCCGTCGCCGATCTCCGCGATCTGGCGGAGGAGCGGCATGTCCAGCGCGCGGCCGAAGCCGTAGCCGACCGTGTGGACGGTCATCCGGGCCGCGGGATGCGCGTCGCGCCAGGCACGGAAGGTGTCTGCGATGCCGCGGGGCGGGTTGTAGCTCGGATCAGACTCACCGTCCGTCTGCAGGATGATGACCACGTTGCGCGCCGGATCAGCAGTGCAGGCACGATCGGCGATCTGGAGCGCCCGCTGAAGCCCCAGCCAGATGTTGGTGCCGCCCTGGGGGTGGATCATCGGCAGGCAGCCCTTGGCAGCGAGCTTGCCGGCTGCGACCATCGGTGTCGGCTCCAGCGCCACGGTGGCGTTGTTGTCAAAGAGCACCAGAGACAACTCGTCACAGGACCGCAGAAGCTCAATCTGCGTGGCCACCGAGTGGCGCACGAGGTCGGAGCGGCTGAAGGCGGCGGCCTCCGTGGTGGCCTGCGTCACGTCCACGCTGGAGGTGCCCATGCTGCCGCTGATATCCAGAACGTCAATGAACGTGGTGGGCAGCGCCGGCGTGTCAGGGAGACCTGCGACCATGGCGCGCACGTAGAGGCGACCGTCGGTCAGGCGACCGAGCTCCAGAGACGGCTCGGGTGCGGGCACGGGCGGTGGTGCAGGGGCCGCGCCACCGGCAGCCAGGCCTGCAGCCGGGGACCAGCCCGCCGCCAGAGCCTCCTCAATGGCACCGCGGAGAGCCAGATTGGGGATGAGCTGCTGACCGGTCAGGGGCTGGCGGGTCAGCGGCGAGGTTGCGTGGCCCGCGGCAAACCAGGCCTCAATGGCGGTACGTTCGTACGTCACGCCATCGGGGCCAATCACGGGATCCTTCATCACATCCTGCGTGATGGGGCAGTAGAAGTTCTGATTCGTGGTGCTGGACATCTTGGATTGTTCTGAGCTGGTGATCTGTCTAACTCGTCTTCTGAGCAGGCAGTCACGGTGTCAACTTTGGGCCGCAGGGGCGCTCAACTTTTGTGGTGTGTTGGGCGCCATATGAGCTTTAAACACTGAACATTTAGTCTAATGCTTTTCCGCCTCTGAGCCTCAGGACCAGATGAAGGACACTCTCCTTCTGAATATTGTAGTCAGCCAGAGTGCGGCCATCCTCCAGCTGCTTGCCGGCAAAAATCAGACGCTGCTGATCGGGCGGGCGTCGCCCCCTATACCTTTCGGCATAGGACTGGACTATACCTTAAGCCACCTCAGACTTGCTACAGTCTTCATCAGTAACCGAAAACCATCTAGTCTCTGAACCTTCTCCATGGTCTGCTGAGCGACCGAAGGAGCTTGGCTGCGGATTATCCAATCTCTGACGTTTTTACCTTATACTAGGTCATTACCCTGTCCTGCACCGCCTTTCGGCCAACGCATTGGTAGTCAGAGCTCTCAGGAAGTTCCCGCAATTTGGTCTTCTTGCAGCGCAGAGGCGCCACTAGCAACTGGGTGTTGGTGTTTATTCTTGACATGTCGACTCCTTGCAGCTGGATTTGCGTACACTTTATCGCACAGCGCACACTTATATTTACATTTATCACCTTCTGCAAACAAACTTTATCACTGGCTGGTGACTTGCGTACACGCTTCTTAATTGTCCCACCCCATAAACTCATACCTATATCAAGTGGGGCCCTATCATTCTGTGCTATACCAAGGCGCAAGCGATTGTTATTCCCTTTATCGCTACATACCCAGCCTTCGCCTTCATAGGAGCCACAGAACCACACTCTCTTTCGTGATCATTTAACTTATTTCTAAAAGAGTTATCACATGTCAATTTTCACCAAAAGGACCGCAACTGTTTATCCAGGGCTGGAGCCTTTACAGTCCTGGCAGGATGCTTTTCGGAACCCGTTAGTTGATCCCCTCCTTATCCTGAATCTTCTGCTTCACGTTCTCAATCGTGTCACTCGGCTCGGCATCCAGCGTGATCGTCTTGCCCGTCAGAGTCTTCACAAAGATCTGCATCTTGGTTACCAGCAATCCGCAGGCCGGCTTTAGCCCCGCGCTAAGCCATCAACGTCGTCGGCGCGGCAGGAAACTCACAGAGCAGTAGATCGTGTGCCCTCATATCAATCGGCGCACGAAGGATGCCGCCACCAGGTACGCGATACTCCTGTAAGAACTGTTTGGGGACTAACAGGGTGCTGAATGACCCCGTCCAGGACATGTGTCGCCGTAAAGTCGCGCAGGGCCCTGGTATCACGGCTTTCGCACGCGGTCTGATCGTTACAGAGGAAGCGGCCAAATCTCATTGCCGTAAATGCGCGTGAGCTGGAATGCATGAAAATATGTGGCGGACGGCCCCTGCCACCAGCGGATATGATGCGGGGCCCAGATGTTACGCATTTGGAGGAGTTCTGCCTGTGTTAGGGCGCGCTGAAGCCATACGGCGCGCATTCTCCTGATATTGCCAGCTGGTTCTTTAGCCGGATGCGCTTCCTTACGCAGAGCACAGCAGGCACTCCGCGGGTTCGCTGCTGCCGTGACCTGCACTACCTGCTTCACGAGATGCCTTGGCCACCGTCGGATCCACCGTGAACTTGATGGCCTGCACCGCCGACTTGGTGCGCAGATAGTAGATGCCCGTCTTCAGGCCGCGCTTCCATGCGTAGAAGTGCATGCTGGAGAGCTTCGCGATGGTCGGATCCGCAACGAACAGGTTCAGGCTCTGGGACTGACAGATGAATGCACCGCGGTCCGCCGCCATGTCAATAAGCGTCTTCTGCTTGATCTCCCACACCGTCTTGTAACGGGCCTTGATCTCCGTCGGCACCTCGGCGACGCCCTGAATGGAACCGTTGGCCGCGATGATGCGCTCCTTGAGCTCAGGTGTCCAGAGACCGATCGCCATGAGGTCGGCGATGAGATACTTGTTGACGACCGTAAACTCGCCTGCCAGAGTGCGGCGAACATAGATGTTGGTCGTGAATGGCTCAATGCACTCGTTGTATCCGAGGATCTGACTGGTGGAGGCCGTGGGCATGGGCGCCATGAGCAGGGAGTTGCGCAGGCCGTCGCGCATTACCCGTTGGCGGAGCGCGTCCCAGTCCAGATAGCCGGCTGTGAGGATCGTGGGAGCCATGTCGGTTCCTGCGACCCACAGATCCGGCTGCAGGAGGCCCTGACTGGCTGGGCTGCCGCGGAACGTCTCATAGGGGCCCTCCTGTGCAGCCAGGCAGTATGACTCGTGAACCGCCGCGAAGTAGATGTTCTCGAAGATCTCCTGGTTCAGCGCGGCGGCCTCTGGCGTCTCCCAGGCCAGGCCGAGGATGGCGAAGACATCGGCAAGACCCTGTACACCGAGGCCAATCGGCCGGTGGCGCATGTTGGACCGCCTTGTCTCGGGCGTGGGATAGTAGTTGATGTCAATCACGCGATTCAGATTGCGCACGATGACGGTGGTCACGGCCCGCAGACGGTCGAAGTTAAAGCGCTTGGAACCAGTCGCGTCAGTCTCCAGGAAATGCGGCAGCGCAATGGAGGCCAGGTTGCAGACCGCCGTCTCCTCAGGTGAACTGTACTCAATGATCTCTGTGCAGTTGCCCGTGAGGACGCCATTGAAGACACCGGCGTGATTCAGCGGCTCATTGAAGCAGTAGGTGTCGTCTACGCGCCCATCATCCACAACTGACACCACCGTGACGAACTGCTCCGCATTCCGCTGCGGCTTGCGGGTCGTGAATGTCAAGCGATGGCACTGGAACCCAAGACCAATCAGACGATATAGGCCGCTGGAGCTGATCAGCAGGCGCCATAGGGGCTGGCAGTCGTAGAGGCGCCGGCCATCGTGCCCATCAGGAAGCAGAGTCTGCCGATAACCGAAGGCCTGAGCGACCTTGCTCTGTACACCCAGCGTCTGCAGCATGAGGCGAATACGATCAAGGAACTCGTAGTTGATAGAGCCAATCTGGATAGACTCATTGTCACCGTTGGTTGCTACAGTCCCATCCGCATCACAGAGACCTGCAAACCACTGGAGACGGCATGCCAGAGTGGCATTGATGGGAACAGCGAACTTGTCAGGGATGTACTTGGGTAGGACGCAGTTGATACGCCCCTGTGCGTCCTCCTGACCGCTCGTTGACTTCACCTCGAGAATTGGCAGGAGATTTTTCTTCTCACCATAGAGCGCCACTACCTTGCTGCCCCCACTTACAGTCCCATCTCCGCAGAAGAATCCATGAGTGTAAGGGTGAGGGAAGTTATCTTCGGGATTACCCTCAACCACACCCAGGTCGCACTTCGCGAGCTTCATTCCCTCCTGAAGATCACCCGCTGCGACACGGCGGGTATCCTTCAGAGAAGTCTTATCAGTGTATCCATCTCGGACGAGGAACTTGTGGTAAGGTGTGCAGTGGATCTGTGCGCCGTTGCTCAGAGACACCGTCACCAGGCGCTGCTGCTCACCCGTCTTGAGGACTGTTGTCTTGCTCCAGGTGTCACCGTTCCACACATTAACCTCCTGTCCAGCAAGCTCCTGAATGGGGAACTGACCCTTATCTGTCAGGATGAAGGTCTCTGGCGCAACGCAGAGATTTGACGACTTGATCGTACCCAGGTTCTTCTGGTTACTCTTGAGGTTCGCAGCATCCTTGTAAACCAGGTACGGCGTGCCCGTCTCAATCTGACTGACGAGGATCTCACTCCAGAGCTTCTGTGCCGGTACAGTGCGGCGGGCGCGACCCTCGGCCTCGTAGCGAGTATACAGCGCCTCAAAGTCGGGGCCCACCGCGTCAGCCAGACCTGGCGCCTCGTGAGGGCAGAAGAGACTCCAGTCCGCGCCGGCCTCCACACGCTTCATGAAGAGATCAGGGATCCACATCGCGTAGAAGAGGTCACGGGCACGTTCCTCCTCTGCGCCCGTGTTTGACTTCATCTTCAGGAAGGCCTGAATGTCAGCGTGCCACGGCTCCAGATAGATGGCGAAGCTACCATTGCGCTTGCCGCCGCCGTTATGAGCGATGCCCATATGGGAGATAGTATAGTCATGCGTAGTATCAATCTCAAAGTCGTGGACTACACCAGCGTAGACATCCTCATCAATACTCTCAATCCGTGAGAAAAGAGTATCCTCGTGACGGAAGAAGGTGAAGTACTCGCTTGCAGGTACGTTCGGGAACAACGCTGCAATCTCTGGCAGACGTGGGATACGAATGCACCAGGAGGGGAGCCGTGTAGTGATGTTCTTGTATGGAGAGACACTACCAATACGGTCGCGCGCGTATCCAGATGTCAGGCCACCCAGTCGCAGTACCAGATACCGCACCTGCTCAAGGAGGGGTTTAGAAGTCAGTTCAAGTGTAATCTCCTTGGTACCGACACACCCGTCAGTCTCGATGATGCCCCGCAGCAGCTGTAGAATCTTATGGCGGGGTAGGTGGAGCATTGTGGAGGGGATCGTTTTCTCACCAGCAGAGTTATAGAGCTGCGCATGGGTGAACTTGAAATCCGTCGCGGCGGTTGACCAGCTAATGCCGGTGACATTAGGTTGCTCATCGATGTAGAGCTTCACGCCACGCTGGGCAAAGTACTCCTTCACGAATGCGATGCCTGCGGCCTTTGTAGTGGTGTTCATCTTCACACCACTCGTAGATGAAGAGATATGCCCATCGCCCAACAGGATACCGAAGAGTCGACAGTCGGCCTCCGTCAATGAGGGGATGTCCTTCTCGTAATTTGGGATCTGGAACGCAAGGAAGTCGCCAACCTGTAGATCCTTCACAACGACCCACTCCACCTCCTTGAGCTTCTTGGTCAGTCGATTCGCAATTACAGTATGGTTGAGCATCTTCGCTTGGCCGGTAAGGGCGAGCACATTGTGCTCAGGGGTGACGAAGATGGGCTCTAAACTATGCTTGATTGTTAGTTTAGAAACAGCCCCAGAGTACTCGTGGCGCAGAGGGCGGTTCACCGTCTCAAACCCACCTGTACTGGTGAGAACCTTCTCACCTACGCCAATATCCTCAATCGCGCGAGGGCCAGACTCGGTGTAGATAAGAGTACCAGGAAGGAAGCATTGGTCCACATAGCGCGCGCAGTTATTGAAGACGCGGAGCATGGGGACCAGGCCGTTGCTGGTGCCCTGCGTGCCGGCAATCGGCGTGCCCTGTGCGCGGATGTTGTGCACATGGAGACCGATGCCGCCCGCATACTTGGAGATCTGCGCGCACTCTTTGAGCGTGTCAAAGATGCCGTCAATGCTGTCATCCTTCATGGCCACGAGGAAGCAGCTGGAGAGCTGGGGTCTCATTGTACCGGAGTTGAACAGCGTCGGTGTCGCGTGGGTGAAAGCCTTCTGGCTCATGAGATCGTAGGTTTCCCGAATACGGGTCAGACGGAGCTCCACAGGGATAGCTGCACCAGCATGAGAAGAGCCCCAAATACCCACCGCCACACGCAGCCACATGTACTGCGGCGTCTCCAGGATCTGCTTGTCGCGGCCGCGGAGCAGGTACGCCTTTTCCAGCGTCTTGAAGCCGAAGTAGTCAATTAGAAAGTCGCGGCCGGGCTGCACCATCTCATTCAGGGCCGCTGCATTCTCCGCCACGAAGGCCGCCACGTCGGCGGCGAGGGCCGGTGTCGGTCGCCCTCGCGAATCCTCCAGGGCTGCAAGCGCGGCCATCGCCTCGCTGAACGTGGCCGGTGCCGATCGCTGACAGTTACTGACAATGATCTGCGCCGCCAGAGTGCCCCAGTCAGGATGCATCGTCATGAAGGAGATCGCCAGGCGGGCGGCCAGCTCATCCAGTTCCGCCGTATGGACGCCATCGTGGATCTCCGCCAGCACCAGCTGCGCCAGCCGCGTGTAGTTCACGGAGAGGCCCGTGGCGGCGCGGCGGATGCGCTCCAGCACCTTGTCAAAGCTCACGGGCTCCCGTGCACAGCTGCGCTTGATCACGAACATGTCATCGGAAGAGGGCATACTGCTGTTCATCGTACGGGCGCGGTTTAGGCGACGGTGATACGGGGCAACTTTTTGTGGCACCGCGGGAATCTCTCCGCGGCTGCTAGAGAATGTCCTGGCTCATCTTTGTCGCGCTGATCCTCATTGGTCTGACCTGGCTCTATACACAGACGATGGATCGGTCACGTGCGCACGAGCGCTTTTTGGACTATTTAGCAACGCCTCGTGCAGGCAGTGGCGGCCCCGATGGAGTTGCCCCTGAGCTCGCGTCGGTGAACGCGGGGCCGCTTCTGGATACCATGCTCACACCCGACACGGGCCTGAGTCGGCTCACCGCGGCATCCTGTTACGCACAGGATCGCGCGGTTGAGCTACAGCTCGGTGGACAGTACGCCCAGCGCACAAACAACTATCGGCGGGACTATCCCGACAACTGTTCGGCGCCACGCAGCGACTTTGTAGATGCCATGTATCGCGCACCGGCGGGAGGTCGCGATGGTGTTGGACTCACAGTGCCCTGCGCCGGTGCGTGCTTTAACTAGATTCCACAGACCCGAATGGCGGTTTGACTGGCGGGACTCTCAAAGGTATCCGCACTTGCGGCTGCCAGTTGGGGTGGATTCCAACGAGTGGCGGTGACTCTACTTGGTGCTTCTTCTGCCCTTCTGGGTACAAACGAGCTACTGACAGGTGTTTCTACTGCGGTGCCATGTTTGCTATTGCACCCTCCCATTTAAGGTGGGTCGCGATATCTTTTAGCAGATGGAATTGCCTCCAACGATTTCTGATGTTTCGGGCTCTGCTGCCGACGTTTCTGGCATTCACATTTTGGTTTCGGATGGGCAGCCTGCAACCGCAACCGCAACCAGTACAGAGAAGCCGGCCAAGCTGAGTTACCGTGCCGTAGATACAATTATCAAGACCATGTACACGGATCCGAATACCGCACGCAGCACGGCGCTGGATATTCTAGCGATCTATCTCAAAGGTCAGAAGATCCTGTATACCGAGGCCAAGATGTACTGCGAACGCCGACTCATCCGACTCATGTTGCCCGCGATTTCAATTTCGTGTCTGACCACACTGCTCGGCGCCCAGCTTCGCGGTGTTCCCTATGGAGATACTGTTGTGGCAGTCCTCAATGGAATCAACACGTTCATTCTGGCCTGGGTCTCCTATCTCAAACTGGATGCGAAGGCGGAGAGTCACAAGATCTCGGCCTACAAGTACGACAAGCTGCAGGCGTTCTGTGAGTTCAAAAGTGGGAAAATCCTGTTCTTGAACGATGACAAAGAAAATGTCAACACGATCATTGATCAGATTGAGACGCAGGTCAAAGAGATCAAGGAGACGAATCAATTCGTGCTACCAGAGCGCATCCGTCACATGTTTCGGAACACCTACGGGCTCAACGTATTCGCGAAAGTCAAGGAGATCCAAACGAAGGAAACCCTGCTCATGAATGAACTCAAGGGGCACATTAATCGGCTGGTGAACCTACACGAGGCCTCCCCCCGTGACTTGGAGGCTATTCAATCTGCGGAAGATGAACAGAATGAGACGATTAGCAAAATCGTGGCATTGCGCGACGAATTCCTGAAGATTGATAAGGTCTTTGAAACCGAGATTACGCGGTCCATTGATGTCGCCAGGCGCCGGCGGAGATGTCCTATTTGCTAAGCGCGGATAAGTCGGCCGATATCGCCCATCAGAGTACGGGACGTTACGGCGGCTAGGGGCGCCGCAAAGAAGAAGGAGCTATTGATGCGTGACTCGGAAAGATTCCATTCTTGAGAGAGAACCCAGGAGCGCAAAGTATCCACCGCGAAAACTAACAGGGGTACCTGGACCACAAACTGGAATGCTGGTGATAGGGGCGCACAGAGGGTATCCAGAATCACTGATATCAGCAGCACGGCGATGCTGATACCAACGATCAAAAGATAGTGGAGCAGCAGGAGCATCTTGTTGGTTGCTGCGATTTGGCTGTGCGGGGCTAAGGCCATGACGCATTCCGGTTACCTAGACAGATGGTTGATGTTGAGGATGTTCTTGCGCGGCTCGCTCGGCAAATACGTGAATGTACTTCCCGAGGCCAGACCTGGTATGAAGAGGAAGTCTTTGTTGGTGACCAAAGCGTGGAGGGTGCCATACACGTGTCTATGATCAAACGTATCATTGACGCCATTCCTGTCTTAGTAAATACAGCAGACGTGCAATACATTATGATTCCTGTTGAAAATGCGCCACCACAACGCCGCCTGCGAATTACGTGGTGCCTGCCCACCCCACATGCTGAATGACGTCGGCGTCGTTGCTGGGAGGGCGCCATGACTCGCGGAGTGACTGTACCTCCGCCCAGAAGAGCTGCGCTGCGGGCCATCCCGTTTCAGCCCACCATGCCGCGTTGCGGAGTACAGTGCGGGGGTGCCAGCCAACGAGCCACCAAATGGAGCTCTCCAGAAGCGGTAGATCTGTCGGTGGCGGAGGAGCAGGTGTCTCCTCCAGATCTTCCAAGTCCTCTACGGGGCGACTGTAGCGGTAGACCCAGCTGTCAGGCGACTCGGCGAATCCGTAGACTTCAATGCGACCTTTCCAGGGCGCGGCCTGGAGTGCTGACAGATCCTCGGCGCTGAGACTCGCGGGTTCCTCTGTCGTAGCCAACTGAACGGGTCGCTGTGCGAACTGCGCCTCCACGAACTCCACTGCGTCACAACCGCAGACCTCCATCTGAATCTGCATCTGCACGTAGTACTCGTCGGGCACGAAGGTGCCGGGCACGCGGGTCTTCGGTGACTTGATCTCCACCAGTCGCCCCGCAAGTGGACCGCTGAGAACCACACCATCGGGGCTCGCAGAGAGCCAGGGAATCTCTGCATGGGTAAAGCGGCCCAGAGTGTCGTACACGGTACCGACACCGGCGCTCTCTAGCTCAAGGATGTCGCGCACCACGGGCTCAAATCGGTGCCCCCAGCTCGTTGCGTTCATCTCGCCGTCGGGTTGTGCGATTGCCACCGGCGCCTGTGGGGCGCGATCGGCGGGCGCGCCTTCGGGGGCGGGCTCCACTTTGCTGCGCAGAAGGGCGCCGCGGCGGCCATCCAGAATCTGCGCGAACTCGGACGCGGTCAGTCGGTTGCGGCGCTGTGCATACCAGTCGGCGGAGTGTTGGCTCGTCTGCGGCTTCGCCATCAGTGCCTGGAGCGTAGCGGCACTTGCGGAAGGAATTCCTTCTGTGATTGTCGTGTGATGCTGAGAAAACCAGTCACGCGCCGTCTCCTGAAGGATATCCGTGGCAGCCGCGGGGTCTTCAAGATAAGCCACTGTATCCGCGATCACAGTGTCAACCGCTTCCCATACGTCGTCACTGATCTCCTGGAAATCAAACATGCCTGGATCATACAGATCTGGTAGAGTGGTCTTGGCCCAATCTACGAGGTCATCGGCATCCATCTCTGTCAGTAGTTCATAGTCGGTTTGCTTAGGCTGTCGTCGTCTGCTGCTGCTCGTCGTTGCCTGCTGTGGCGGTTGCGGCGGTTGCGGCGGTTGCGGCGGTTGCGGCGGTTGCTGCTGTGGTGGCTTTACGGGTCTTTTGCGTAGCACGGGAGGCATCAATGCGATAACTGCGGAGTCCTGACGGTGCGGTGCGTTCGCGGAGCCCACGGACGCTGGTAACCTGCGCCGCCACGGGGTCGTATTCAACGGCAACTTTGGTGTTGAGCTGCTTGAGCTCATAGCCTTGGAGGATAGCCGTCAGTAGTGACGCCCGTTCAGCCGGTGTCAAGTCCGCCCCCGTCGGCGGCCGATATGTCTGCACAAACTTACGCAGACGATCCAGCCGACTGCCGCGATCCAGCTTCTGCCACGGCTGCTGGAAGTTCGTCTGGCTCTCGGCGGCAAAAAATGCGTCCAGCGAATCTTCCGTGGCCTTGACCACATTGTCACCACCAAATGGGCCGGCGACCTCGGGGGCAGGAGTACTCGGCATGCGACGACGCTGGGTCTTATTTCTTTGCTGCTGGAGATGCTGCATCCTTTTTCTTCTTTCGGCCCTTTGTGTTTAGACTGACGGCAGTATTCCAGGTCTGCGCGTCGGTGGCGAAGCGATTGTCGGGTGTCGTGTCGTGGAGGATGAATTTGCCGGCGGCGGTTCGTTGAAGCTCCAGGCCGGCCGTTACACCACCTCCGCGACACACGGTGCTCATTCTCTAGAGGGTGTGACGGGCGGTGCGGTTTAGATAGCGATCTGCGAATTGACGTCAACCGTTAGAGAATGCGCAGCAGTCAACAGGCTCGCATGGGAGAGCGCGAAGCCCAGACGCGGGGCTGGGCTGCTCCGTTGCCGGACTTTGCGGCGATGCCCCGAGCCAATGAAGCGCCGCGGCAGCGCGTGGAAGTGGATACACGGGCTGCCGTCAATACGCGCTTCTGGGAGAATATCCAGATCAGTGGACCTACGGCTGTCTCGGCGGGCATGCTGGCGGCACATCCCAGTCACGGGGTCTGGGAGCAAAACCCCGTGGTTGCCCGTCAGGATCGTCGCGACTGGCGTGCACATGCAGCGCCGCCGTATTTTCCGGCAGCCGAACGTGCCGGAGAACGCGCACAGCTGCCACCGTCGTCACTCTGGGCGAATCCGCATTTTGAGGGGTGGAATCCCGAAAGTAGTGACACCATGCGGGAGCTTCGTTTCGTCGTCAAGGAAGAGAACCGTCTGCGGGGCGATGACGCTTCTCTGCGTGCAGGAACACGCGCATTTCAGCACCAGTGGGGCCCGACCGTGACTGTGGCCCAGCTGGCCGCAGCGGAGAGGTTACGACCGGCTCAGGATGATTGGCGGTCTGGTGCTCCTCTCACGGATCGGTCGGCGTGAAATAGATGCGTCCGTTTTCCCATAACAGATCATGGAGCAGCTCTTCCGCTCTCTCCTCTGCTGCTTGGGAAAACTCATACTCACACCGGCCTCCCACTACGGTAAAGAGATTGCCGCGGCCATCCATCGTGCCGATCGGCATACGACGCAGCTTCGTGATCTCGTCTTCTGTGAATCGCACAGTTGAATCCATGGTAAATACGGCCATGGAGGCGGGCCTGTGGGCTTCATAGAACTCGCTGTAATCGGCCTTTTCTACCAAGGACGCCAGTGCGTCCAGGGCCTCTTCGTTGCCGGTGTACTGCAGAAAATACACGATTTCTGTGGGTTTGTATTCTTCTAGATCATTCTTGGTCGGATCGTGATTCACGAACTGAACATGAAGCATTACGTACTCTTTGCTTGTCATCGTACCGGCTGGCCACAGCAGTGCTTAGCCAGGTCACGATTTCGCAGCGCCATCACTCAAACGACACGACGACCGGCAGCGTGTGATGCGTTACGGCCTTCATCGCCGATTGCGACATCTCCTTGCGCTTGCGGCGACCAGTAGGTGTCTTGGCCTCAGGCTCTTTGCTATAATGCTCCCGGAAGCTCGTGTTCATGTCTTTCTCAATGTCTTCCGCGTGCTCCAGAATGTAGTTGACTACTCCCTTCTCCAGTGCCCACCGGAAGAAGTTGAGCTGACCCACGGTGGTCTCGTCAATCGGCGGCTGACCGCGCACCTGGAACGAAATGCGTTCGCGGCGGCAAAACGGGTCAAACAGGCGCTTGGAATACGCCCTGAGCTCGCGCTTGTAGTGAAAATGCACCATGAACTGACGGTCCCCCAGCATGTAGCTCACGTTGAACTTCTTGCTGTAGTTCGTCACGAACCAGTCAATGAGACGGAGAGAGACGGGCGATGTTCCTGTTAGGATAGGCATTACCTCCTCAAGCCGCCCCGGTTGGTTGTAAAAGTCCTGGAGCCACTTGACAATGAAGTCCTGCTTGCCCTGAACGCGATTCTTGAGAGTCTGACGTGTGGTGTCCATCCTTGTAGCGTATGATATTTGTGTGGGTTTAGGTGGACGCAGGGATTTTGACGTTGGACGGTAGAGGATGGGCGATGCAAATCTGGATAAAGCGCTGGCCGCGTCGGCTGCGGAGATCGCTGCTCAGCAGGCGGCGTGGGCTGCAAAGTACGCACAGGTAGCAGCGGCTATTCCATCAATCTTCCCAGGCGGAATGCTGACGAAAATGAAACAGGACGGCAATTGTTTCTTTGAAGCGATTGCTACCAGTCTGGGTGAAGGGCGAACAGCGGATTCCGTACGTGCCGAAATTGTTGCCAAAGTACAGAAAAATTGTCATGAAAGTGCGGGTTATGAAGCGAATATCGTGGGAAGTCTGGGCAAACCTACCGTTACCGACTGTGCGTCGTACGCCGAGGAACTCGCGAAATCAAGCAGCTATGCCGGCGAACCGGAGCTGCGCGTGGCAGAAGAACTCTACGACATCAAGTTGCACATATTTGAACCCGCGGGAGGAAGACTTGTTGGGCGGTCGCCTTTAGACAATACGCCGCGATCAAAGACTGTGAATCTATTATACTTTAACGAGACTTCGGGCTCACACTACGATCTTCTGATTCCTGCAGGACAATCCGCCAGTGAAGATGAATATGCGGCGCTCGGGGCTGCGCTGCTCCTGGAGGCAGCCAGCGCGGTCGCGGCCTCCGTCGTTAAGCCTGTGCCGGTGACACGTGGACTGCCGCCGCCGGAACTACGACCCGTGACGACAACTCTCAAAGATATCGGTGGTGCTGGACTAACAGGTGTAACAACCGCGCTCAGCGGGCTTGCTGCGGTAGGAAAGGCTATTGGGCGCAGTGTGACGGGTCTCTTGAAGCCCTCTGCGGGAGTCGCGCGGCCTGCAGCAGCAGCAGCAGCAGCAGCAGCAGCAGCAGCAGCAGCCAAACCACCGTCGGCGATAACGGTCACGTCCAGATCGGTTCCCGCCAGTATCGCCGAGTATCTTTCGCGTCTGGCGAAGAAACCGGTAGCGGACACGGGTGCTAAAGCAGCCGCACCTGTAACAGAAGAGGTTGCCGGCGTGCTCGTCCTCAAGGGCGGCGACAAACTGTTGGTTCACGTGCGACCGGCGACGGCGGATCCCGCAAGCACAGTGTCAGTTCCCATGGGTACACGCGAAGATAGGGATGCAACGATTCAGGCCGCCGCGCTGCGTGAACTGGCGGAGGAAGCTCAGCTCACGATCAATGGTTCGGCGCCTACTCCTGAGAAGTTAGAACCTAATCCCTACGCTGTGGTTGAGGGTGGGAAGCGATTCACATTCTTCAAGCTGCTGATTGAACCTACGGAAACCATTGTTGTTGGTGGACCTTTGAAAGCAGAAGAGGTCGGTGACATTTCGGCACTAGATGGTCTCGGTGAAGATGGAGAGGTGCAGGGTAAGCACAAGTGGGTCCTGGTGAACGATCTCACCGTGTGGCTGAAGGATCCCACGCATGCAGGGCTTCGTACAACTCTCATGGATGGTATTCTGGCGTACCTGGTCGGCGCCCCTGTGCCTGCTGAACGTGCAGAACCCGTTAAACCGACAGTGCCCCCCTCGTGGCTCCCTGCCGGTTGGATCAGCGATGCGAATGTGAAGCCGGCCTGTAAGACGAATGATATCGTTACGCCCGATTGCGCGCCCAAAACTATTCTGCGGGACATTGCGGTGGCCGAAGAGTTTGCGGCGAAGGGGCGGATCTCCAAGCGGAACGATCCAATGCTCAAACAGTACGAACAGATGGTCCAGGACTACAATCGCATCAAGGACAGTACAGATGCGGAGGATGTGGCCAAGGCGGCTGTGCTGAAGGATGCGCTGGATGCGCAGTTTGCCGATCGCACGATTCTCATTCACGGGCCTGCTGGAACTGACAGTTACGTTGTGCCGAATCCCTATCGTGCTCTGGCCTATCGTGAAAATACGGTCAATCCGCCGAACTTTGCGAACCCCGCGGGATCAGCAGAATCGGCGGCGGATCCTGGTAAGGCAATGATGGGGCTCAATGCACAGGTGTTGGGCGCCATGGCTCCACCTGAAATGATCGCGGACAATCGCATGGCCATCGCGCTGTTGGAGAGTCTGTGGTTCTGTGGGCAGAATCCGAATGTAGGTTCGGATCCGCGCTGCTTTCCCGCACGCGTTCTGGGAGAGCTGCGCGAATGGCAGACCAACAAGCGATCTCGTGAGTTAGAACAAGAACTCAAGCGGCGGCTGCTGGAGTCGCACTGGCCTCTGCTCTCGTTTTGGCTGGAGGGCCTAAAGAAGGCGGTGGGGGGCACGGGCAGGATCTATCCGCTACCGGTACCGCGGGTCACTTCCGCTGCCTCTCCTGCTGCACGTCCTGCTGTACCTCCTGCTGTGCCGCCCACAAAAGTAGAAAGGCCAGAAGCATCTCCTGCAGACGCAGTAGCAGGAGCAGGCGAAGTAGCAGGAGCAGGCACAGTAGCAGGGAAAGGCGCGCTTTTGCTCAAGTCCGATGTCAATCCAGTTCGCCCACGTGGAACATTAGGGCCCTTGGCCGGCATCCCCATTATTCCTGTTCTTGGTGGCCCGCTGAAGCCGTTGTTACCGCTCGTGTTGTAATCTCATCCCCG